ATGGTGAATCTGTTCGTATAAACCGACATGGTTTTGTAAAGATGAAAGGAGATATGTCATCACATATAAGTGCAGATGGTAATGATTACCATGAAATGCAAGCTGATAATCCCAATATTCAAATTTTAAATATGAAGCATGGCTCTTCAAATGGCTATGGGATAATGATGCAATTTAATCATGCAAAATCAACGCATTGGGCATTTAGAGTTTACGATTATTCAACAGGTACATCTCATATGTTCATTAGAACAGATGGTGATTTAGAAAATACAAATAATAGTTATGGACAAATATCTGATGTAAAGTTAAAAGAAAATATTGTTGATGCTAACTCACAATGGAATGATATAAAAGCACTTAAAGTTAGAAATTTTAATTTTAAATCTACAACTGGATTACCAACACATAAACAACTTGGACTTGTTGCACAAGAGGCTGAGACTGTTTGCCCCGGTATTGTAAAAACACAACCTGATCGTGGACAAGAGAATGAGGATTTAGGAACTGAAACAAAATCTATAAAGTATTCAGTTCTTTATATGAAAGCTGTTAAAGCATTACAAGAAGCAATAGTTAGAATTGAAACATTAGAAGCTAAAGTTGCAGCATTGGAGGCTGGTTGATATGTATTCATAGTACTGATATTATATTAGTATTATATTTTACTTTTAAATGCTAGATCCAGAACAAAAAAAAGCTGCTCTTGAATCTGAATTACAACAGATAGCAAAAAATTATAAAGAAGCTCAACAGGTTATGCAAAACTGTGAGAAAAAAATATACGAATTACAAGGTGGTATTGCTGCTTGTAATGATCTTATTGAGTCAAACAAAAAAGAAACTACTGAGTCTTAACAGGTATATTGCGGTCAATAATGCCATACATGACATAAAGTGGTGCTAAACCTATAATTAAAAAAAGCACCATAAATGTAATTGGTACGCTTGCTTTAATTAATGCTTCTTTAATCATGCGAAAAGTCTTAGACATTATTACCATCGTAACTGGAATCCTTATGTTAGGCATTTTAGGCGGTGGTTTCTTTACATATAAGTATGTAACCAGCGAACAGTTTAAAGAAAAAATAATGAACGAAGTTTTAGGCAATGTGCAGGGACTTATGCCTGATGTTTTAGAAAAAAATTTACCAGATCTTACCGGCCCATCGTTACCTATCCCTCCAACATTAAACAACCCAAAAATATGAATTGTTGGCATTGTAAGTCAGAATTAATTTGGGGTGGGGATAAAGACTTGGAAGAAGACACGCAGTATTCTATGGTTACAAACTTGTCTTGCCCAAAATGTTTTAGCTTAGTAGAAGTATATCTACCAAGAAATGCCTACGATTAATCAAATACCTAATACAGCTATACCTCGTATACCAATAATAGAGATACCTGTAGAGCAATCATTACCAAATACTATTCATGTAACTAGAACATTACCTCCAGCGTTAACAATGCCTTGCGTAACTCTTAGAAACGATGGCACAAAAAACAGTCAGCTATTTGTAGATGATCCTAGTGGTAATAAATTAATATGTCCTTTACCATCTTATGTGCCTTTGCAATATGACAAGAAAAAGATTTTATTAGTAGAAGAACAAAAACCTCCAACTAATGTAGAACCTCCAGAAACAAATGTAGAGCAACCAGAAGTACCTAATGTGCCACCAGAAAAACCACCATGTCCAGATCCGAAAAAAAATAATCCAAGGATAGGAGATCTAAATGCAAAAGGAACAGAAAAAGTTGTTGGCTTTAAATGGGTAGAAGAAACAAAAGAATGTGTTGTTCAGTATAAACCTACAACAGCAGTTGAGAAATACCTTCCAAGTTTAAATACAGTATCTACAACATTTGCAATTACAGTTGTAGCTACAACAGCAGCAACTCTTACACCAATACTAAATAGAATACTTAAACCTTTATTCAAGCAAGCTATAGGTAAAGTTAAAAAAGCTATAGGTAAGAAGGGTACAAAGTTTTCTGGCAAAAAACCTATGAAAAGCAAAATTAACAAGGTATAAACATAAGCAGACTTTTTTACAAGCCCCTTACAGGCGATTCTGAAAGGGCATTTTTATGGCTTTTTTTCAATTTTATGTGTATGCGACTCAAATTCCAACATCTCTACGTCTTCGCATAATTTTGCCATAGGTGTACCCTCTTTAAACCTTATTCCATTCTTATAATTATCTACACAAGTTTTTGCACGACTCATTTCAAAATTAAGACGCTTTGCTGCTAATGATGCTTCATATAATTCGTTTTGTTTTTTCATTGCTTTACGGCATTGTCTTATGGGTTCTCGATCTAACGGAATACTAAACGTAGCAGTTATGCCTCCATTAATAGATACATTTGCTTTTTTTTGACCTGTTCTAACTTGTTCAAAATAGAGTATTTCACCTCTATAGCCAGCATCTACATCACCATCTCCAATAGGTTCATTCTCATCATCAAAATCACCTTCAGTATCACGTCTTGAATATACTGGTCTATCAAAATGCGTTTCATACGGAGTGGCAAATCCATAAGTTGTTGAGACAAATGGCGAGATGTTGAGGGTAGCCCCTTGGCATTGAATAGTATTCATTTGGTAATTAAAATTCCTAGAAGGCACTACTTGTACAGCTTGATTTACCACCGAACCAGAACTATTACTGGTCGTGTTAACGGAATTTGCAAAGACAGGATTATTAAGTAAAAGGAGCAAACATAAATATCTCTTCATTGGCTAAACGTACTGGTTGTGTCAGTTACATTTTCTATCTGGGTGGTTCTAATTATATGAGTGTAATTTGTAATGCCCGGTGCTTCAAGTGTTTCATAGTATTGAAAACTCTCCCCTTCATTCACAATACTAAATGTAGGCTTGTTATCTAAATTAGGTGAGACATAAGTAGTTCCTGTTCCTTGTATCGTTGTATTTAATTTTGTCCATCCTTCTGGAGCTACATTTCCTGTAGAACTTTTTACGTTCTCACCACCAACTGTTAGTTGATACCCATTATTTATGTCAAAACTTTTTATGTCCTCCACCACAGTACTTTTTGTCTCCGATCTTTGAGTAAGAACACCTTGGTTAAAATTAGGAATTACACTATTAGCATATACAGGTGCGCTAAAAAGACTTAGGAGAATTGCATACCTATACATAACCTCACCTAATCAACTACTAATGTAGAGGTTATTTGACCAAGTGCTTCAGTATTGTGTCCCCCTGCTGTTAGTGTAACTGCACTAGCTGATGTGACTGTTCCAGCAAGATCGCCTGCTGTACCACCAGCAATACTTGTAACATTGTCAGAAAAATTAGGATTAGTACCAGTTGTAACAGCACTACCGGGTATTGCATCAGCTTGATTATATGACTGACTAAATGTGAAGCTATTGCCGGCTGTTTTCTGGGTAACTGTAATAGCTGGAGCAGTAGCTACACCACTTGAGACATTTAATGATCCTAATCCATCACTAACTGTTTGCCCTGCTGCGGTAGTGTAACTTGTATCCACTCCAGAACCGCTAATACTGTAACTATTTCCAAGTCTTGAAGAAGTTGTACTAGCACCTCCTACAGTAAGTTTTGTAGAGGCTGTAATACTATGCGAGAGATCTGCGTAGCTTGGAGTTGCTGCCGTTAGCGCAAAGATAAACGGAAGAAGCTTTTTCATTTTTTAGGTTTTGGGTCGATTACTTCAGCACCTTCTATTTTAATAGGTGTTATTACCCTTATAGTCTGCACCATACCTTCATTTTCTGCAACTTTGCTGTCTTTGTCACTACCTTTTTTGCGTGATGCTTCAATGCCAAATGTAGAAATCGCAGCCGTTAACAACGAGGCCGGGAAAGTTATATCTTTTGGCTCGTTGCTATAGCCGGGGAGTTCAATGTAATTAAGGCTTACGATAAATCCACTCCAAACAACTACTCCTAATCTTACAAAAAGGCTAATAATAGCTAATTGTTCTTCTTTATCGTCAATACCTTCTTTTAACTTTTGAAAAGCATTTTTCTTTTTCTGTTCTGTCATAGCCTTTTTCTGTATAATAGACATATATTGAGGACTCGTAAAGTGATTGAAGTAATAGCAGCAACAGGTGGTGCATTACTTACAGCGTGTTTTGTATCTGTGGGATCAATATCTTATAGAGGTAGACAATCAAGAGATGACC